TCTATTTAGATGAGTACGGCTGCTCTTCTGCAGAGCTTACTCCCCAGCAGAAGAATGCCATAAGCCATCGAGGCAAGGCTCTTCGCGCCATGAGAGAGATGCTTGTGAAGGTGATCTAGAGTATAGGCGTTCAATTGCAACGTATACGGATAAAATACCTGCCGGGAAGCTCTTTTAAGCTGTCCGGCAGCCACTTTAAAAAAATATAAAAAAAAATGATAAGTTTTAGAATGAAAATCGACAAGAGGTTATAAAGCCTCTGCCGATTTTCTTTTTTTATAGGAAACAGCAGAAAAGAAGAGCGTGCAGAGTGTAAAAACTCTGACACGCTTATTTTTTTACCATAAAAAGCGAATGAGGACGGAAAGGAGCATAGAACATGGCGAAACGAAAGTATAAGCGTCTGCATTATGAGGACAGGCAGACCATAGAGGCTATGAGTAAGCAGGGCAGCAGTGTAAGTGATATTGCAGAGGCACTGGGAACGCATAGGGACACAATTTATAGAGAGTTCAAACGCTGCAACGCCACACTGAAAACCTACACGGCAGCAGCAGGGCAGCAGGCGTTATAAACAAGAATAACAAAAGAGAGGTAAGACACATGAAAAAAGTAGATTTTAACAAATTGCAGGCAGGCGATTTAGTAGAAGTGCCACGCACACAGTTTGCACCTATGCGTAGCGGCTGGAATGGCTGGTTATTCAGTGAGGCAGTAGTAATAAGAAAGGGCGTAGGAAGAAAAAGCAAAAAGAATGTAGTCGTAGTGGAAATGAGAACACCAGCAGGAAAGAACAGCTACGGGACTATAGAGGCTACATTTTACGCAGAGAATGTTTTTACTACGCCAGCAGCAAAGAACGCAAGAAACATTTTGAAGAAATACGGAATAGAGGACGCAGAGAGCTTTTACAAATTCATTGAGCGGGACGACGTAACGGGCTGCGACTGGATAAGGTTTTTAATAGAAAAAGGCTTTTTATTTAATGAGTAGGCGGCAGCAGCCGCCACGAGCGCCGTTAGTTCAGTTGGTTAGAGCAGCCGCCTCATAAGCGGCAAGTCGTGGGTTCAAGTCCCACACGGCACATTGCGTAGCAGGCATGGCGAGCCTGCGGCAGAAGGCAGCAGGCTAATAGCTGCAATCTGTATACCGTGGAAAAATAGCGGCGGTCATACCAGCCAGAAAGTATGTGGACAGTCAACAGGTTTTCAGTTGCTTTTTAATGCGAAAAGCAGCCCGCACGGTAAAACCAAACGCCAGAACAGGAGAGCGGCACACATGGAAAGACAGAGAGCGCCGCCGAAAGGAAGAGAGGCAGAGAATGGCAGCAGAGGCATTGATATATTGCACGAAAGCGCAGAAAATCGAAATAGAGTTAGAGTTTGAATTTTACAGAAACGTATTTTATGAGGAATTAAGTACATTTATGGACGCTTTCATACAGGCACAGAAGATTTTCCCAGAAGATGCACCAGTAGGAGACTACGACGAATTTAACGAAAGAGATATGAAAATAGCGTTTATGGCTACGGGGATAGAACGGCGTAGCAGGGCTGCAATGATAGAGGAAAGCGAGGCGGGAAATGAGAAAACGAAAACGACAGACAGTTAAGAAACTGATACAGTACGTAGCCATTATAGCGGCAGGCGTGCTGGCAATCATTTTGTTTATGCTGGCTATCTGGTACAGAGGAAAGAACAGCGAGCCAGTAACAGACGAACAGGTAGCAGCGCAGATGCAGCAGGCAGAGCCGCTGGTTATTGAAACACCAGAGGCAGCCGCAGAGGGCAGCATAAGAGTATACGACTATGACGGCTGCTGTATTTATGCCTACTACGGCAAAATTCGGATAAACAACGACGGTAAGGACGGCAAGGACATTGACGTAGAGGCAGTAGGATACTTAGAGGGCTACCAAGAACATAAAGAGGAAAGCGGGGCGGGAGAATGAGCCACAGATATTACAGCCCTTTACGCCCGTTATCACTGGGAACATTTCCAAAGCCGCAGGGAAACGAGATTTTGCATATAGAAAATTTTGAGGAACGGCAGAACGTACCAGAGATAGCACGGCAGGCGTGGGGATACATTGAGTATAAAGAGGCGCTTACAGAAATAGAGGCGGCAGCTTATGAGCTGATACCGTCAAACTGCATTTCTGAAATGGAAAACATAGAGGCAAGGAGATAAAGGCAATGAGCGAGGTATATATACGCAGCCAGAATAAAGAAAAGCTGTATAGACTGGGCGGTAATTACGCCTGCGTAGAGTATGGAGAGTACGAGGACATAAAGAAAAAGAGAGGCGGCGCAGAGGCAGACAAAAAGCGCCACGTAATTTGCATAAGTGACGGGTGTTTAGAGGAAATCGGGGAGTACGCAACAAAAGAGCGATGCTTAGAGGTATTGGACGAAATACAGAAAAGGTGCTTAACATACCTATTTACAGAGGGTGGAGCAGCTTTAATGATAGGCGACATGAACGTACAGCCGTTTGCAGCAGTAGTACCGAGGCTGTACGAAATGCCGGAGAAGTAGGAGAGGCAGACAGTGACAGTAAAGGAATTTATAGGCACGCTGGAAAGCTCAGACCGCCTGCGCATTATCGAGGGCAAAGCAGAGGTTTACGTAGGGTATCTGGCAGCGTTCAAACCGTTTGCAGACCATGAGATAAGCGAGGAATACCGAAAATACAGCGGGAATGAGGTAAAGAAGTTTAGAGCAGTGCCGGAGATAACGCACAGACGCTGGAAAGAGCTGGGGCTTATGAAACCATTAGAGCCAGAGCAGACAGCACAGTATAAGTTTAGTGATTTGCAGATGTCGCTTTACTACACCATTTACATATAAGAAAGGAAAGGGCAGGAAGTATGACAAAGAAAAAGCCAGATTTTTTACGGGATTTAGATACTGCAATCATGGACGAGCTTACAGGTGGCGGTATCAAGGGAAATGCAGCAGGACTGGTAGGAACGCTTACACAGATTAAGGAAATTAAGCAGCTATGTGGGCTGCCGTTTTGTGGCTATATGGCAAAGCTGGAAACGGTAAGACCAAGCGGCGTGCCGGACGAGGTAACGGCAGTATTTGCAGAGGACGTACCATACAAGGCTTGCAGCGGCATAGAGTTTGACGTTATGCAGGAATTTGTAGAGGGCAGCAGGCTTTTACTGACAGGCAAGGCACAGACGCTTAAGGACTTCCAGAGCGGTAGACTGCTGGTATATATTCTGGCAGATTTTGTGGCGGTATCAGAAAAGGCAGTAGAGCAGGACGAGGTAGCAGTAAGAGGCATTATAGCGAATAAGCCAACACACAGAGAAACGCCGAGAGGCAAGCACATTACTGATATTACGGTAAAGGTAAGAAATGAGCTTACAGGCGGCAGCTGCTTTTTACCGTGCATCTGCTGGCAGGGACAGGCAGACGAGGCGGCGCAGTGGCAGCAGGGCGACACTGTAGAGCTGCTGGGACGGTATCAGAGCCGCCAGTATGAAAAGGTGCTTGATGCAGCCACAGGAGAAAGAGAACAGCGCACAGCTTATGAAGTATCAGTACGGCTGATTAGAAGAAAGGAAGAGGCAGAAAATGAGTGTTGAACATATCGGCAAGGGTTATGTAAAAATCTGCGTGAGTGAGGAAGAGTTAGAGAACAGCATAGCTGGGCTTAGCCAGTTAAAACCTATTTTGCAAGCGTAGGCAATGAAAGGGAACGGAAGAAACACAAAGCAGGGGCTTATTGACGCAGCAGAGCTGGGAAAACATTTTGATACAGCGATAGATGCAATGACTATGCTTTTGGCTGGGCTTAAGGAAGAAAGCGAGGCACAGAATGAAGAGTAAAACAATTTTAGGAGCAGACGGCGCAACAAAAATGCAGCAGATTACAGTAGGGATACACGGAAAAGGCAGCGAGACAGGCATAAAGGCAATACAGCAGCTTGCAGGCATGGTGGACAGCTTAAAGCAGTGCCAGACACCACAGGAAGTATACGACAGATATTTACAGATTACGGGGTACTGTAAATGCTGCGTTGATTGTAA